ATTATAGGTTGCAACACCATCTTTTTTACCATTCTTTATAAGAGTTCCTGTCTTTGCCTTCTTTGGAACCTCTACATGGTGTGATAACCCACAGAAAATCTCGTATGGCTTTCCTTCGAGTCGGCCGACCAACACCAGATATGATTCCTGACCTTCAGCACCCTTTACGTTAATTCTGTGAATATCACATGGTAATTCCTTAGGACGCTTGGGGGCGTGGCTTTCTACCATAGTTTCCGGTTGACTATCGGAATCAACCTTCTTCGTCTCCTTTGGCGGATCCTGAACCAGGACGCCTGTACGACATCCATCACGATAAACGGTGAAACCCTTGCATCCAGCCTCCCAAGCAGCCATATAAACGTCGGCTACAACTTCTCGAGTTACATCGTTGGGAAGATTGCAGGTCTTTGAGATAGCATGACAAACCCACTTTTGAGCAGCGGCTTGGAGTTTGACAGACATAGGCCAGTCAACATCATTGCTTGTTGCCTTCCAGTAGGGTGATTCAGAGATTTGATCATCTGTCTTGCCTGTAGCATCCATCCACTTCTTAAAACCATGATGGTAGACCTTGTATTCCTGCCACTTATCACCGAGTTGATCAACAAAGTCAACCCGTGAAAGAGTGTCATTAGGATTGATTTTCTTACGACGTGTATATGAAAGAAGGTACGCAGGTTCAATTCCACTTGTCGTTTGTGTAAGACAAGAGACAGAACCAGCAGGGGCTGTTGTTGTCAGAGCAATGTTACGACGTCCATATTTTGCCCAATCAGCTTGTAATGATGTATCTGATTCCATGATTCTTGTAAGAAATGGACTTGTCTTTTCAGATTTCCAATCATAAACAGGAAAAGTTCCTCTGTCTTTAGCCATATCAACAGTAGAACGATACGCAGACAATGCAAGAACTTTATATATTTCTTCTGTTTTACTGACAGACTCTTGCGTTCCATATGTAACACCAATTGCCGCAAGTGCATCACCAATACCTGTAATTCCTAATCCTGTTCTTCGAGCGCCACTGGCAGCTTTACGAATTTTTTGCCACAATTCAATTTCAGGACGCTTTACAGCTTCTGATTCAGGATCTGAATTAATCTTAGAAAGAATTGCGTCAACAGCTTCGATTTCAAGATCGACAAGATCATCCATCAGTTTCTGTGCTTTTGCCGAAACATTCTTGAACTTCCCAAAATCAAATGAAGCAGTAGGAAGGTAAGCATCATTTGCAAACTTTGTGAGATTAATGAGAAGAAGACGGCATGAATCATAGGGGCTAAGAATAAGTTCTGCACAAGGATTAGTTGAAACATTGCCATAACCTACATGCTCATATGCCTGTGTAGGAGTCATTTTCTTTACAGTATCCCAGAATAGAAGACCTGGTTCTGCCGACGTCCAGGCAGCATCAATGATTTGATTCCAAAGTTCACGTGCCTTAACGACCTTCGTGATCTTTGCTTCTTTAACTGAAAGGTCAACAGGCCAACGAAGTGTAAAGTCTGAATCTTCCTTTACAGCGTTCATGAACTCATCAGTGAGACGAACGGAGATGTTTGCACCTGTTACCTTCTTCAGGTCACGTTTAATGTTGATAAATGTCTCAACCTCGGGATGCATCACAGAGATCGTAAGCATTAATGCCCCACGCCGACCACCTTGGGCAACCTCACGACACGTGTTGGAGAATCTCTCCATAAAGACGCCAATACCATCTGTTGTGCCAGCTGCATTAGCAGTAGCAAGGCCTTTTGGACGGATTGTGGAAACATCGAAACCAACACCACCACGGCGTTTCATGATCTGTGCCTGTTCCTGATCGGTGAATAGGATTCCACCGTAGGAGTCCTGAGGAGAATCAATAACGAAGCAGTTTGATAGTGATTGAAGCTTATACGGATTGCCCATCGCAGACATGGGTGAACCTTGAGGAACAACTGCACCAATACCGCGGGACTCAGAGGCCAACTGTTCCAAAGTCATTGTTGATATCTTTGTTGCATCGAGATGATCAACATCAGCGAGCAAACCAAAAATCTCATTTTCGCTCAGAGGATTAGGATATTTTGCTTCAATACGAGCAAATTCACGAGTGAGGCGAAGATGCATATCTGTTGGAGTCTTTTCCAGAAGATTGCCATTCGAATCACGCAGCGCATACTTGGAAACGAATACAGATGCGGCCAATTCATCTCCTGCAAAATATTCAAGCGTTGCTTCATATGCTTCGTTATAAGTGTAAGTTTTCATTTGTTTCTCCGCTTCAATCCACTGAGGTTCATAACTATACTTCAAAATTTTTCGTTGTTACTTACTGGAAGAAAATTCGGATTTCAGTTCTTTCCATTTAGCTCGTAAAGCTTTTTTCTGTTCCGCCTCATCTGTGGCGGCTATTTCTTCCGGGGCATCGGCCGCTCCCGTCACTTCAAATTTGCTTTGAGCAGTATTTATCTTGATAGGGTAGACCAAACCATCTCTTCCTGCTCTATTCTTTGCGACAAAGAGCCGACCCCATCCCGATGCTTTCTCATGAGCCCTTCTAGAAACTGATACGATAAAATCACAAATCATAGCTTTACCATATGCCTCTGACATATTGGTCATGTCAATGATCTCGCTGTTAGCGCCTTCTTTGTTGGATTGAGATGCTGTCCAAATTGGAACCGCTAATTCCATCGCAAGACTTCTAAGTTCTTCGTAAACAAGTTTTAATTCATGCCGCAAAGAATCAAATTGACGAGTAGATCTCATGATGTCGGCATAATCAATAATAATAATGTCAGGCTTGAAACCTTTTAGATCAAGACGTTCAATGTGAGAACGAATCGTGAAGATTGACGCAGTGTTGGTAGGATATTCCTTGATGTATAGACGACCAAGGTTCATGTTTTTGTATTTCTCAACAACCTCATCCTTACGATCCATAACCTCATTAGAATCCATATCACAGAGGTTTGAGTCGTAACGAATACCTACGGCAGTTTCTGAGAGTTCAAAGGTATAATGAAGAACATTCTTACCTTCACGTAGAGCGTTAGCACCAATCATGGTAAGCCAATGTGATTTACCTGAACCACTGCTTCCGACGACGCAGAGCAGTTCGCCTTTACCAGAACCGCCATTGAGAATTTCTTTTTTATCTAAATCAGGCAAACCTGTTGGAACAGTATCACGTTTGAGCCGTGTAAACCTAGCGTCCATCTCATTGAAAAAATCATGACCAACAGAAGGAGCTGTTCCAACTTGGACTGCTTTTCTAATTGATTCAACTATTGACTCGTACTTGTTGGCAGCCATTTGATCGACAGCATCCTCAAGGGCCTTCTTGAGAGCCTGCTTCCGACAGAACTCAAGAGACTTCTCTCTAACGAACTGAAGATCTCCTGGATCAGGATTGGCCTTCATCCGCTGAAGGTATTCGATGATTTGATCGCGAAGAATGATATCTGTCCCTACTTTCAAATCTTCTCTAATGATTGTCACGAGAAGTTGAAGAGTCGGGAAGACCTTGTATTTCTTTGAATAAGAAAAGTATCGATCAGCTAGAAATTGAAGATACTTTAGTTCAAAGTAAGAAGTATCAAAAACTTCCATCATTTGCTCAGCGAACTTGGAATCCGTAAGCAAAGCCTGCATGATTTTTTCTTGGAAAGACTTACCATAAGAACCAAATGTCAGCTTGGTCCCATTTAGTTTATTTTCATTTTCGGACATGTTATTCTCCCGTTACAGTTCGAATGCCTTCAACACAGTTGAAAGAATAAAAGAACTCTTCGGCATCAAAATCGCTGATTCCCTCTTTTATTAGGGACTTGATAAGACCAATCTTATTGACTCGTGGAACGAATGTATCGATCGCATGTTGCACCTTGGAAATCTGTGAAGCAGACAGCATACTGCCATCAAGATAGACGAGACGCCAGTTCCTTTCTAAATCTGATCGATTTTCAAGTATTTTTTTATAAACAGTAGATTCACCAGCGTGTGTTTGGCAAAATGACACAATATCTTCCACAAGAATCTCTGATTCAGTTCCAAGGAATGGAAACTTTTTGGCGATTGTTTTAAAACCTAAACCTTTTATACCAGGAATGTTATCACCAGGATCGCCACATAAAGCTTTAGCCAGGGCAAAATTGTGTGATCTTACTCGAAATTCTTCAAAGATGTCATCTTGCGTAAGCACTTTCTTTTTGTGTAATGAATAAATGTTTGTGTTTGAATTAAGCAGTTGATACATGTCTTTATCTGAAGACACGATAACTTTATCATGAACCTTAAATGGTCCTGAACACAAAAAAGCAACAATATCATCGCCTTCGCAATCTGATGCATACACTTGACAAACAGGTGTGAATTTTAATATATTGAGTAGTGAGACAAGCTGGTGCTTTCTATTTTCATCAGATTCAGGTATGTCATCTCCGTAGAATCTATTAAGTTTTTCAGGGCGACGGCCTAACTTATAGTCAGGATAAATGGCACGCCGGCGGGTTGAACCTCCCCCCTCCCAGGCAACATATACTTTTATAGGTTGAATTTCTGAAACAATTCTTCTAAGGGTCTTCAAAAAACCTACACATCCACCCATCTGATATCCGTGTGAAGACATCTGTGGATATGCAGCCCATGACCTAATAAAAAGATTTTGACCATCAATGATAAGGATAGGTCTAGACATAAATAACTTATATACAAATAAATCAATCAGTACACAATTGAAGATTGTTTTAATATTTAGAAACCATGAGCCAACGATTATTACGTGAGTACCTCGGTCTGATGATTGAAAAAGTTCGTTCAAAGAAAAAAGTAAAAACCAGATTTGGAGGAGCCAAATTTGATTTTGAAGAATTTAAATCATTGCCAAGCGAATCTATTATGCAGGCTTATGCAATGAATTACTTAGAACCTTTAGGCCAAGGAAGTTCAAGAATAGCTTTTGTATTAACACCTAAAAAAGTATTGAAGATAGCAAGAAATGAAAAAGGTGTGGCTCAAAACAAAGCTGAATTAGAAGTGTACACCGATCCTGCGACTGCAAACATGTCAACAAAGATTTATGAAACAGATGACATGGGAAGATGGATGATATCGGATCTAGTAAGACCAATAAATAATGTTAAAGAATTTGAAAATATGACGGGGGTTCCCTGGCAGGAGTTTGTCGAAGATTTAACGGCCACCATATCAGCGTTCGCAAGAAAATCAGGTTTACAGCTTAGAGCTAGCGCACCTGAATTTACGCAAAACGTTATTACGATGGCCGAAAAAGGAAAAAACAAACTCAAACTCGCAGACTTGACTGTGTTGGACCATTGGGGTAAAACGCCTGATGGAAAAGTCGTCTTGCTTGATTATGGATTCACTGAAGACGTTGCCACCAAACATTATCCAAAGGCGCAACCAGTTCAAGACGTGCCTACTGGAAAATAACTACCTCTTTCCTGTAGATCCAAATCCCCCCTCACCTCGAGATGTCGTCTGTAGATTATCTGTTGGCTGGAATATCCCTCTAAAAACTCTTGAAAATACCATTTGAGCAATCCTGTCACCTTTATTGATAACAAATTCTTCGTCACCTGTGTTCAACAGAATGACTTTAATTTCTCCTCTATAGTCCTCATCAACAGTTCCTGGTGTATTGAGAACTGTAATACCATATTTCGCAGCAAGACCTGACCTAGGCCGAACTTGTGCCTCGAAACCAGGAGGTAGTTCAATTTTTAATCCAGTGGAAACCATCGCACGGCGACCTGGTCGAACTACAAGGCTTTCATTCGCATATAAATCACACCCTGCTGATCCTTGTGTTTGATACTTTGGAACAAGATTATCATTGTCTACTTCACATCGAATCCAGAATATATCACTCATCTGTTGTCCCTCCTTCTCCATCACCTTCACCTGATGGTTCACCACCAACTGTTACTAATGCTGAATCAATCGCCGTAAGTAAATAATTCTTATATTTTTCGTCTTTCAGCATTTCACCAAACTCTGACTTATAGAATTTCTTCTCAACTAAAACTTCTCCCGTCTTTGAGTTGACGACAGATAACTCTTTCCAGGCACCATCACCTGTAACGTTAATTTCAAATCCTTCTCGCTTTACAGGTCCATTGACTTTGCAGTGCGAACGAACCTCGTCGAAAAGATATTCGTCTTCAACGATACCTTTACCAAAGATGATGTCGAATTCGCACTTGCGGAACGGGGCAGCCACTTTGTTTTTCTTAATCGTAACTGTTGTATGAATGCCGATAGGGTTACCGGCCTTATCCTTGACTTGATTGCCACTTCCTAAACGAATACGAACTGAAGAATGGAAAGGAATGGCCTTGCCGCCAGGTGTTGTTGCTGGATCACCATGCATGACACCAATATTGTCACGAAGCTGATTGATGCAAAGAAGCGTCACATTATTCTGTCCAATAACACCTGTGATCTTACGCATACCCTTGGAAATTGCACGAGCCTGAAGACCGATTGAGTTTTGGTCGTAGTCGCCATCCAACTCGGCCTTTGGAGAAGTTGCTGCAACTGAATCCCAAATAACGAGGATTGGAATGTTCTTCTCAAGAATTTGCTTTGCCTTGGTGATAGTGGATTCAATGATGGAGAACACCTCCTCTGTACAGTGTGAATCGCAGTAGACAAATCTTCTGCGAACGTCGACACCCATATCAGCAAGCTTGGCAACAGGTGTGGCATTCTCGGTATCTATATAAACGACTAATCCACCTTGTTGTTGCACCATCGCCGCTGCGTGATATGCCAAATGTGATTTGCCTGAGGAAGGCAATCCACTAATCTCAATAATACGACCTTCAGGATAACCTCCACCAACAGCATTACGAATAGCATAATTCAACTGAATTGAACCTGTGTCAATCCATCGCTTGACGACCGTCGGTGCATCCATCTCCGAAAGATTATAGGCGATTCTTTGTCCAAATTCTTTGTTGATTGATGAAATCAAGTCTTTCATCATGCTGTCGACTTCTGATTTCTTCATTACAACTTCAGTGTCATCGTTCTTTTCTCTTTTTGCCATAGTGTTGATTATCCTTTAAAAGTAGCAAATAGTTCAAACGCCGAAGAAATCTTCGGCGTTTGAATTTAAACCTAATATTTTCAGTCGTCGCCCATTAGATCAGCAAACGCATCATCAAGGCTTTGTTTCTTTGGAGACGCCTCATCGTCAGGTTTCTTCGCCTTCTTTGGCTTCTCAGCTGCAGTTCCCTTGACCTCGGCTACAAGATCTGCCAGGGCATCGGTTTGGGCAGGTCCTCGCGTTGTTTCAACTGTGGGTTGCTCATCAGCCGAACCACCATTGAGCCAGTTGTTAAGGACGGATTCAATCTCTTGTGTTGACTTGAGACGATACATGTCATCGATATTTGGAATGTTTTCCAACCATGTTGCCATGGTCTTCGAATCCTCATGAAGCTTTGAAGGTCGACGGGCTGGATCTACCATTGTGTCGTTGAACTGCTTTCCTTGTGCCTTCGTGATCGTGACCTTTAGGTCGAACCCCTGATTAGGATCGAGGATATCTCCTACCTCTTCATCAAGAAAGAATCCAAGCATACGCTGATAAACAATCTTACCGAACGACCAAACCTGAACTCCCTTGTCCTCCTCACCTCGGACGATGACAGGCGCGTAACAACGCATCTTTGGTGCCAACTTCTTAGCCAAGGTTCGATCATCAGGCTTACCACTGCTGTACAACTTGCGAATCAGGTCATTAATTGGGTCAGGCTTTCCAAACTGATTTGGCGCAAGGATTCCTGCATTGTCGCCGATGTAATAGAACCACCTCTCCATAAAAGGTTGTCCTTCAGCCGCGTTCTTCCAAGGCAGACATCGTACCTTGTGCTCGCCTAGGCCTGGCTTCCACATCTGAACAGAAGATGTCTTCTTCACACCACTGAGTTCAGCCACACGTCGCTTGATTGCTTCTAGATCGATTGCCATAATATTTTCCTTTTCCGTTTCCGCTGTGAATGAATAATTTAGATCACCTGCAACATGTAGGTGACGTCCTTGTTAGACATTCAAGTCTTTTGTCAACCTAAACTGAATGAGGTTGGTTGTATAGCTTTTATAATTTCTCGACAAGTTTTTGCACGGTGCCCTTTGACCAGGCAGAACAAATTACTTTTCATGTTGAATTCCGCTTCCTCATCCGCGTCGATCGTAGTCGACAAATTAAATATGCGCTTCGTTGTCAAGCAGCCATCATTGCAACGCCGACGAGTGAAATAAGAAAACCGACAATTTGAAGATAAGTTAATCTATCACCTAAGATAATGAATCCTATTACGAAAGCAGCTGTGTAGATCACGTCGACCAATACCGACATGAGGCTTAAACTGTGAGATCTTCTTGCTATATAACCCCACAATAAACCGCTGATGATTGAAGGTCCGATCGCCGACCAAATTGGCAAAATACCACTTTGAACTTTTTTTGTGATGAAAGCACCGATTACGCCCGTCGTGAAGAGGGCGACATAAGGAAGTATTAAGTTTTTCATCTCAGCTCCAGCCAGGTTTTTTCTTTTTTCCAGGGGTTTTCATTCCCAGTGGAAGAGTCGGTCCAACGATATTGGCTGTGACATTCATCTCGTCTACTTCTTCTTCATTCTCTTCTTCATCTTCTCCGCTTTCGCCAGAACCATCGGCATTTTTCAGTTGATCCCCTACACGAGGATTATCTCTGACCTCTTCAATTAGTTCTCGAATATATTGGCGAAGAATATCGGTGACCGACATGTAATTAATTATTGACCTTCTGGTAATTCCTTCTCTTGTTTTGTTGAGATATAATCAGCCGTCATTACAACATGAACAAGACTTGATTCTTTTAGACAATATGCCTTATTTTCTTGAAGCACCCACCCATCATTTAACATGATTGACAACCATTCATCTTGCGTCAAACGCAGTCCAAACTGTTGACACAACCAAACACCTCTGTGAGGAACAGACATATATTTGATGTCTTTATTGTGTTTGTATGTCTCTCCCAGCTTCTCACGATGCCAATCGGAATCTTGTGGCAAATAATATTCGTGATTTAAATCACCTAGCTTTCCAATGTCATGAAAAAGGCAACCAATGATAAGAGAATCTTTTGGAAGATCATATTCGAATGACTTACAAAGTTTCATCGCGTTGCTAAGGACCCGAAGAGAATGATCGACTAAACCACCAGGTTCTGCAAGGTGAAATTCTTTTCTTCCTGAAGCTGGACACAAAGCAAGTCTTTCATTGAAATGATCAACTAGCGTCAAGGCTGCTTCGGATCTATCGCCTAACCTTTCACACAATGAACGAAACTTATCAAAGTTAGATGCAATTTTTTCAGGACTTAATGACATATATTTACCATACCTTGTCGATTGGGAATGTTCATTCCAATTTTAAAGGAAATTCATGTTCGTATCCAGGAATTTTTACAGATTTTATCGATTCAATATCTTTCATTCTGTCGTTCCTTACATCGAGAATCAATGCATCATGAAGGATGAAAAGAGGTCTTACACCATCAGTTCCAAGAGAGTTGATGATTGAATTAAAACCTAGAAGCGAGACGTCGACGCCTGTGCTTTGTGCATATGTGTTGATCAAGAGATAATCTGAGTTTTTTGAATCGATAAAAAGCGGTCGACCGAACCTGTTACGAATCATTGCATTTTCTTCAAACTGTTTTTTTAAACGTGATTTAATTTCATCTGTCTTGAAATAGGATTTTATTGTGGCTACGAACCTGTCTAATTCGATACCAGACATGTCAAGCTTATAACCCAAAGTCGCCTTAGAGGCGCCATACAACTCACCGAGCACGGCAGTTTTAATTGCAGATCGAGAAACTTTTCCTTGAAAAATGTCGTTTGACATCTGCTGGTAGACATCTCCAACAAAATGCTGTTGCGCCTCGGCGAGAAGAACCCGTGCCTCCAAAGAAGAAAAATCAAGAGAGACGATGTCACCTTGAGGATAATATGAACGTAAAATTGACCTATGCTCTTTCTTGAGGACAAGAATATTAGGACCGGATTCGACCGTCAATCTTCCAGTTCTCGTTCCAAATCTGTCGTAAACAACAACAGGAGCAAATCCACCCGGTCCGGGTTTAAATGTTTCTAGGGCTCCATTACCATGGCCTTCATTGTCCATCAGACTTTTATGCAAGGAATTATCGACACGAGCAGGACGTAATGATCTAAAAAGACCATCACATTGTATCCACGTATTCACATAATATTCTTCTGGTAATTGTTTGTGGTTTCCTATAATCGATTTTACGATGTTTTTTACGTACTTTTTATATTGACTCTGCGGCATTATCTGCGACCACGGTGGAGATTCTCCTCCACTCAATGTCATCATCATGTTGACCCATTTGGTTTCAGGTTTTGATGCAATGTTAACGTTAGCTAATCTGCAAAGGGTGTCAACACATTTGTATCGTTCTGTTTTGTATTCGCCTGAAAATAACCAAGAATCTTGAGGAACCTTCTGATGGGTTGAAAACCCATCAGAAGACACTTCAAGAAAAGATTCTGTTCCCAGAATCTTTGGTGAAATATAAAATTTTTGCACGATTTGCTGAAAGTATACAGCTTCGTGCTCAACATTTTCATTGAGACTGTTTTTTAAGATCTTCGTTGAACTTTTTGATTTCTTCTCCTATGGATGTTGCAGAGAAGAACTTTCCATACCCATCAGCATAAGCGAACGTCCATGAAGTTTCAAACTTGCCAGGGCTGAAGTTATGAGCCACCTGCGTTGAAACGTATAGATTGTCCAAGGTCGTGCCCGTGCCAAAATCTATATAAAAGCTTTGATAAGGTTCTGCGATAGGACAACCAAGTGAGTTCATCGTTAGTTGAGCCGGCACTATTCTCATAGGAAGTTGATTAGCTTCCTGTGTCAATCCATTTTCACTTAATTTTGATGAAGATTTTTGGCTTCCACCCATTAAATTGATTGTCCCCAAGAGACCATCGGTTTTAGAAGCAAGCGAAGCGTTTGATATCGTAGAACCGTTCGTGCCATATGTTATGGTCGGAACCATTTCTCCTACGAAGTTTCGCAATACGTCCCTGCCACCAGAAACAACTCTAGCTTTTCCTTTTGATATATAATCGTTATAGAGAGCCTTCACGGCAGCGACGTTCCCTGCCGCCGCGGCTGCGGGGGCACCTGCAGCCGCAAAAAGCTGCTGTGCACTTTCATCTGAAAGCACAGTATACCCTCCTGAGTCATTCTTTAGTATCGTCTGCGCTATAACAGCATATGGATCATAACTTTTATCATAGATATGCACTCTCAGCATTTTTTTTGGTTGTTTCTGGGAGGGATCAAAGTTGGGTTCATTGTAATAAGATCCAACAGTCGATGCTATCTTCTGCAGCAGATCTAAATTCTTTGGTTCACTTGGTTGATCGATTGGAACAGTTTCAGCATACATTACAACGTTAGGTTGCTTTAGATTTTTGTAAGTAGCTATCCATTCGGACATCTTGGTGTCGAATCCCTGCTCAATAACGTTGCCATTTTTATCCTTTTTTTCCTCTTTTTGGGTTAAATCAGAGATGTTATCTCTTGACAAAGGCTGATAAAAATCTTTCATTCCGTATCCCAAAGCCCTATTGTCCATGACTTGGGTTGTAATAACGAATTGCATAAAATCTTGAAGGGTCATCGATTCACCTCCTCGATTCTCAATGAAATCTTGGAACTGAAAGTAAAAAAACCTCAAATCAATTGGAAACTCAGCTATATTTGCGTAGCTTAAAGGCCCACACGATTCATTGAACTGATAAAAGTTTATTTGTACTTCTTCGACGCCTTGTTGAGCAGCGCTTTCAAGAAGACCTGGTAAACAAAACACACAGAAAAGTTTGCCTAAAGACACGACAGACGCCCATGATGTGGATGGTTCCACTGGGAGTTTGCTTTTCTTCGTTGGATCTTTTTCTTTGATTTCGCTTGTGTAAGGTATTCCTTTACTACATTCATCTATAAGATCAAGAGAATGATAATCGCTTTTTGAAGCGATAGGAAGAAAAGGATCTTTGCCTTCACTCTGAGAGCACTTGTCAAGCCTGTCTTTGATGTAAGCCAAAGAAGCTTCTTTGATAAATTTTAAGCTTTCTGGATCGTATATGTAAAGAATGCTATTTAACAGTGTTGTCGCTTTTTCTTGCTGCTCTTTGGTGAAAATTGGCTTTCCTGTTTTTTTATTTTTGTTGGTATCTACGTTAACCTTGGCAGCTTCTATCGTTTTTTTCAGGTCTTCATATGGTATATCCAAATCAAGTTGTCCTGACCCAGCCGCATTTAAAATTTGATAAAATCTTATATCTTTCATGCCTTCGGCAGGTTCGCCGAACAAAGATGAATCTTGTTTGATGTTTTGTACGACATCACCCAACTGTTTAAATTGATCTTTTATGGTTTTTAAATTATCATCACTGCCTGAATCTAAACTGAATGTCTGCAATGGTCCCATCATCTTAGACACAAGTTCAACTTTAACTGTGACTTGCCCAGTCACGTCAAAAGAAAAACCGGTATTTTTTACCATATAAGCTTCTCGAACAAGCATGTTATGGTTTATAAATTTAGCATAAATATCAGTGCCAGCGTTGCTGCGTGGTGCCAACCATCCATATGTCAACCAAACAGTAACGTCAGAATATCCTGCAGGACCTCTAATGAATTCAGAGAATTCCACTAACCTATTTTTATCGTGGATTTTAAAGTCTATATTGGCCGTTTTATGTGTGAACATACCGGCCCCCGCATTTCTTACCTGAATTGATCCTCCAAGCAATGTGGCAGGAGGCAAAAAAGGATTAGCCTGATTTATCCTACCTGAATCAACGCCCAAAGAATTCATATTTGTCAACGTTTGAGGTGAAGTAAACATCTCCATTCCAACGAAAGCCGATTTTGAATTGTAATTTTCTCTTGTTGGAGTTGTTAGAGCGTACTTTAAAGATTTGTCTGCGGCCGTCAACGCATCTGGCACTTTTATTGACCCTAACAGGAATCTCAAAAGCGATGGTTTGTTGAGAAAATTTTGTTCATCATCTGCCGTCGGTATCTGAAATTCCACATCCAAATAAGGAACCATCTGTGAAGCAAACGTCGAGGGGATATGATTCAAAAACATTTGAATTTCGTCGACATTTCTTCTGGCTTTTGTTAAAAATGGTGACCTAAGGGTGTTTATCGTAAAATTCGTTTTTACATTTTCTTTTCCTCCACAAACTTCCGTGTAGAAATTATAAGGAACGTCTTCATTCGTAGGTGTTTGTGCACCCTTGCCTTTCACAGCCGCGGAATGTTTTGGGAAAGCCCAATAAGTTTTGTCAAGAAAATTAGCTTGTGTGCTTCCTTTTGCCTGATAGATTGTGTTAAAAAAAAGACCAGGCGTTTTTATTCCTGTCTTTGGTTTGCTTTCCTCCAATAAATTATTTTTTAGGCTTGTTGTTAAGTCATATCCAGAAATATGTTGTTGAATATACTTGTCGTACACAAATCCTGATGTGGATTTTTCTGTAGTGCTTGATTGGTTGCCTGAAGCGCCAGTCGATGTAATTACATTAAAATTTCCTGTCGACAGATCAATTTTAGGATCTAAAAATCTATAAAAATTATAAAATTGTTTTAGGTCATTAGGCAAATCAGACATTTTATCCGACAATCCTTTCGATGGTACGAAGATCAGGCACATTAATAAGGGTGCCAGGTGGAACCTGCAAACCCCAACCTATATTGGACGCCGCGGCCAGAACCCACCAGTATCTGCCATCTCCGTAGAGAGCACCAGCTAACGTATCCAATCTGTCAGCTTGAGTTGTAATGAGCGTACGAGTGATGGAAATGTCTCCTATTTTAATTCCTAATCGAATAGCGGCGATTGCGCCAGGAGTGCCCAGTCCTTTTCCATCAGGTGAAACGAAATCGCGAGAATATCTGCTGAATGCCACGTGTGTTACCTTGAATTTGATTTATATGGCCCAATTGGATAGATTGGAGCCCGATTGTATCCATTTGAATCCAATCCAGGAGAAATATCGTGAACAGGTGAGAAAGACATGGTGACTTTACACATTTTTGGAGCTTTTCTATCTTGATCAATATCCCATGTTGTTTGGTTCAACCAATCAAAATTAATTGAATCAATAAATCCAGCTAAACCTTTTCCTCCTGTTGTTCTAAATGATTTAGCAATTGTATTAGAAGGCTCTTTTGCTCCATCATTCATAAAACTTTTTACTTCATCTAGATACATTGAATTCGTACCAAAAAACTCTTGACTGAATTTTTTATAAGTTTGTGGTGTCATTTCCAAATCACTAATTCTACACACACATCTAACATCGTAATTTTTTACAATATACTCATCATTCGATTCATATGACGACTCAGCAGGAGCAGAAATCTCTTGACCCGTTTCAAGATTTATTGTGGCTTTTTTAAGCGGAGGGTTTATTTTAACAACTACGTGGGCATTCGCACTTTCTATTTGCGGTGGAACTTTTATCGTAACCGTATACTGATTATATTCACCTGCGTTAAACTGTCCTCCAAAAAATTTAACTATGTTTGAATCAGCGTCCAGCACGAATGCATACTTTTTTGGAGCTAATTTATAAGTCCAGCCTTCTTTGTATTTTTCAGAATTTTTTGAATTTTTTAATTTCTTAAGACCTTCAGACAAATTTTCATTAGAAGCACCATTTAATTTCGTATTTTCATCATTTAAACCAAATATACCTGCAAGATTAAACTTAGAATAGTTGCTGGCTATCACATTTCCTATTCTTAATCTTACCATAGGTGAAGCACCAATCAATTGCGTAAAAGGTTTTATAAATGAATTATTACCTACAGTTAGCCTTCTTCCTTCGGTGTATTGAGGATATACCAACGTGGTCAGTTTATTAATTTTCAACCACATAGAATCAAAATCTTTCTCATCCAGCGCTGCTATGACAAATCCTAAAGAAATTTTTCGATTTGTGTTTTTGTAAGTTTTGATTGGATCAACTCGACCAAATCCGTCAGTTGATTCATACGCAACAGAATAATCATCAGTTAAGTTAACTAAAAAAGCGTGAAAACCAAGAAGCTCATTTGTTCTTAGGTCATGAAAATAAAATGGAACATACTCGGAGTCAAATTTCTCTTCTAAGGCTTCTCTTACCAAAAGTGGAATTCGAGCTCCTCTTTCAATATTCGAAGAATTCAATAACATAAATCTCGTCTTCTGCAAAGGATCATCCGTTAGAAGCCTGCCTGACTCTAGTGAAGGATCTGATGTCAAAGCCAAAGATGTTTTATTTATGAGAAGTGCGTCGGGTGTTCTATTAGAAGACCATGCTAATTTCAGTGTTGTATTCCCATCGCCTAGTCTACTTTTCCTATACGCAGACATGGGATAATCATCGCTTAGTCCATCTATTTCAGATATCTTGAATCCAGCATCAAGACCAGCAATCGTTTTATTGTCGTTAGACAATCCATCGACGTCAGCATTGACTGAAAAAGTATCTCCAAGTTGCCCAAAAATATTAAGAGATGCAACAAATCTTGATTTCTTTATGATGTAAAGAATTTCAAATATTTGTTCGATTGCAGAGACAACGTTGCCAGTCGCGAATAAATCAACCAAGTCTTTGAATGCCAAAACAATCGCGACGGCCGATCGAACTATTGACCGAGCCATGACAACAAAAAACCCAGGACTTTGTGCTGTTGTCAGCGGATTAAAATCTTCATCGACTCCAAAAAATGAAAGAACACCGTTGTTGACAGCGGTTTTAAAGTCTATACGTGTTGGCATGATGCCAAAAAACCTAAGAAGAACACTAGAATCTCCTCCAACTGGTAAAAACGCATTCAATATGTCATCAGGGGATGATCCTAATGCCGCTCCATGGTAGGAACCTACACCATGTCGACCTACTTGCTTATCAGGTTGATCCAACGGAGCTGCACGTTTTGCTCCTCCCGCTCCATCGATTTTTGAACCTGAATCCCATCCAAATAACTTTCCTAATCCTGTAAAAGCCAACACAATAACTGTCACCATTAGAGCGGCCGTAGCCAACATTCCAATGACAGTAAATCCTGAAAATTTATCAAAAACGTTATTAAGAACTCCTTCATAAGTAGAATTGAAATCAATAAGCTGACCTTCATATATCGGAATATCAGGTGGAAAGCTATCACCTTCATCGGGTAGAGTCCGTAAAATATTCTTTACATTTAAAAATTCATTTGACAATGGTGCACCGGCACCAAACTGACCTAAACCGGGCAACAGTGAAGCCAATACTGTCGCGTTGTCACGAGGATCGGTCTGATCATCAGCCAACGCCTGGACCTCTCCTGTCGCTCGAAGCTGAAGAATCGTACCGACTCTTGTCAGCCTTCTGAATGTATAATCGCGGGGTGTTTCATCTTCATTTCCTGGTGATTCTCCTAATTTTAGAGAATCAGGTCCTGCGAAAGAATTATTTCGCATGAAAGTTTCATTTCCTGCATCGCTAATCTTTTGGTCAATCAGTAAATCAGGAACTTCATCAAGCTCGAACGGATTTGGTAAAAACTTTTTATCATTACTAAATCTATTCTTTCTTAGGACGGCCGAAACATAATCTTTTACAGGCCCCTTTAGGCTTCCGTCGTTACCTGCCTGTTTAATATATTTTCCTCCTGGTTCGGCTGGAACTGTCGCATCAGGCAACAATTCGTTTCCATCAGGTCCGACGACAGGTGATTTACCCCTTTTTATTAATTCGTTGAGTTTAGATTCAGCAACGTTGTTGGAATAAGAAGTTGGAACATTTTTTCCTTCGATAAACTGTAAAGGATTGTTATTTGAAGCCTGCGATTTTGTGGGTGACAACGGTAGATTCGTTGTTGAATCAATAAAGTTAAAATCTTCAACAGGCCCAGATATTTCAGACGGGGTATACTTGTTAGCGATATTTCCAGGAACGCTATTCTTTCCATACAACTCTGACAGACTGCGCAAAGTCGCTTTTTCTTTGTTTAGAGTCCGTTTGGATGGATCATCGATTATTTTGTCAAATGTTCCCAGGTCTTGTGTGGTTGTTTTTATAGAATATTCGTTAAGTTCACCTGGAACATGTAGGGAGTCTTGCCCATAAAATGGCTGTGCGGGTGGTTCAAACGATTGCACAGCCTTGTCTTCAGCGACATACAGATTTTCACCAAGAACCCCCTCAGTGTATGATTTTATAGGTTCTTGTAGCGTTTTTTCCTGTGATTTAGGATTAGACTTTTTGTGAGCTGTGAGAAGAAGGCTGTTCCCATCGGGTCCATCGCCGACCGCCTTACCTCTTTTGATGTCAAGATCTTGTGCCGACGGTGTGTATGTTTCCAATACGGAATCGTTTATAGGAGCGTTTTTTGTGTAGTACCGTGAGTTAGAAATAGGTTCAGGACCTACCGGCATCTGTGTCGCTGGATCTGTGTGAGAAAACTTTTGTAAGGTCGTATCAACAGGATAAGCGTTGGCTATCTCCGTGACAGGAGCAGAATTCGTCTCTTCACCTGCTTTGGTCGATGCTTCATCTAACGTCAGCAAATGCGATGGATTGGTCATCGTCAAGACATTCTTAGAAGTTCCACCATCTTCTGTGAGCGTTGTTGTAACATGAAGAGGCCAGGCACCTTCATCTGTTGGAGGCAAACCGTCTTCGCCCAATTGAATCAGGGCAGGTCCAACAATCACAGTCGGATCAGGAGCCTTGAGGTTCTGATCGACAACCTTAGAGACGTACGTTTGCATGGCCGAATTCATTGGGCCAGCTTTCTTTACATGATCGCCACCAGAAGGTGCCAACTCAGTAGCGCCTGTCAAAAGCTCATTGCCGTTAGGGGCAACGCCGGGAGCTTTTCCTCTTTTTATTTCAAATTTATTTGAAGCAGCATTCTGGGCTTCTTTGAGAGAGTCCGTATACGTCGACTGATATGGAACGTTCTGTCCAAAATATTTTTCATTCGGTTCGCTAGGTCCAGCAGGATATCCATTTTGTGTAATGGAATACGTTCTATGAGGATCAAGAGGTGCACTTACAGGATACTGATTAGGTAAACCTCCAGGTGTGCTTTCTCCTTCAGTCACAGAGTTTGCCTTAGCGGCTAACTCAGGAAGCGTTAGAACGTTATTTGCGGTTGGTTGCAATATGTTTTTTGAAGTGCCAGCGTCTACAGGAAAACTTGTTGGAACATTAATATCCCTAACGTTTGCAGGAAAAACGTTGCCGCCATCACCAACAGTTACATTGACCAACACTGGATTTTCGTCAAGTGGGCTATGGAGGTTTGGCTCCAAAATATTTTTTGTATAAGAGTTGAGAGGCTCTTTTAAGGATATAGCGTTCTTGACATACTCGCCACCTGAATTCGCAGGGACGGCAGCATTAGGAAGCAACTCGTTTCCATCCTGACCCTGTACATCAGATAAACCTTTTTTAATAGCAAGAGGTGAACCTGCAGCGATCGTGCTATCAAACGCAGCATTGAACTTTGAATCATTGGGCTGAGGCCCAGGAGAAACAGGCAAGCCTGTGGCTGTTTTTAAAGAAGACGCCTGAACTGCAGTGTTACCACCGCTACCTACTGGAAATTTGTTGGCATGTGGTGATGAACCTGCCTGACCCAAAGTGGTTTTGCTAAGATATTTTGCGAAAGTCTCTCTTGTGGGTTTAGAGATATCTTTAACTGTTTTGTCGACTGATATATCTCCAGGCGACCAATTACCGTTATTGATTGTAGAAAGACTTTGATTTTCTTGATCAGATAATCCTACATCCATAGAATGGACTTTACCATCTATGTTTATACCACCAGTTCCTGTGTCTTTACTTTTATCGGCCATCGTAAATCGCCATCGCTACTTCTTATCTATTCGTTTCTTCGCAGCTTCGGCCATTTTCTCTGGATTGTCTTCAGCAAGTTTTTGTATGACTGACAAACCTTCCATTAAATTTACGAATACGTCTTCGGCGAGCGCTTCAGCTTTTTCTTTTTCGCTGGTCTCAGTGATTGCTTTTAGTGATTTTTGATAGAGTGGGCTTGACCTTAAGAAGTCAAGATATTTTTTTCTCATCTCGTCGTTCATAAGTAAATCAATCCATGTATGTGGTCAACTGAGGAGGTGTCTCTCTTCCAGTGAATCTTGCTCCGGCAGCATCTTCTTTTGCCTTTTTAGACGATTCGCCTTCAGGAACAGCAGACAAAAGCAAATTGATGCGTTGTCTGATGACCGAATTCTTGTTTTGCACTATGGTGCTGGCAAGCTCTTCCGCATCAATTACTACCTTAAAATTAACATTTATATTAACATCTTTCGTCGTCACGGTATACTTTCCACCCGTTCCTAAAATTCTTTGGGAATTGGCAGAAAATATTTTCAACTTCTTGTCGATGTCAATAGTCGCACCCCTAGCAAGATGTTCTTGAATCTCTTGGGCTGCGTCAACCATGTCCTTGACGGCCTTGACTGCAGGCAACACGCCACGTGCTATCATCATCCTTGCAGAGTTGACATTTTGTAGCGCCTTTGACAAAGACGTAGTTGAATTGGGGAACTCCTTAGCCAGGAATTCAAACACTGGCAGGACAAAGTCCGGCATCGATTGAAGCCCATCCAATATGCCTGACATTATCTCGTTGAACGACGAGATGTTGTTGGCGATGTTTCCTTCATCAGCTATCTTTTTAGCAGATTTACCCAATGCATCTACGTTGTTTAAGACTTCGATGAGAGAATTTGTCGTTTCACTGACAGCCGAAAGATCGCCATATTGTGCAACTGATTTCTTTATGCCTGTCATCGCCTCTGCTATAAGAGGAAAACCAGTGGGCCCCGCCAAAGTTGTTAATTCTTCGGCAATATGGCCACAGACCTGATTCAATGCCCATATTTTATCGCCGATAGCATCACCTGAGCCTTTTGGACCAGCAGCCATGGCCTTACCAAGGGTAGCGAGTTTGTCAATGCCTTCGAACACTTCAGCTATTGAGTTGGCAGTTTTTACAGCATCTTCACCGCCCGACCCTGCAAACAACTCGTTATTAATTTTTCCGAGAGTCTCAATGATGGGTTTCATTGCTTCAGGAAGCTTTACGAAACTCTCAGCCAAACCTTGAGCACCAGCGATAAATGAATCAATTTGTCCCTTTAGATCTCCTGATATCTTAAGAGACGAGCTCATCGCTTCAAGAGATTTCAAAAGATTTTCCAACGCATCCTTGTCAGGTATACCTGTTTCTGAAATCGATGGAGCCTTTGCAGAAGATGCGGCGGAGGCGCTTGCTTCTGCGTACTTTTTTCCAACTTTTTCAGGTAAAGGATCCAACGAGTTCATCGTACCATCCAACATGGCTTGACCGATTTCGGCCGTATCTTTTGAAGGTGAACCCATACGGACGGCTTTTTTCGCGGCGGCGACGCCTTCTTTGAAAATTCCTTTTATTCTTCCTGGCAAATCTTTAAGCGTGCTCAATATTCCATCAAGCATTGCCTTGCCTATTTCTTTAAATTTCTCAATAGAGAAATTCTTCTTGAGCCATTCCCATGCACCCTTGAAAGGAGCTGTAATCTTACCAAGCAATTCCACGCCCCAAGCAATAAGTTTGCCAGGAAGTTCTTTATACGCTGTCCAAACTTTTTCAAGGACTTCTTTTATCTTGTCGAATGCTTTTTTGTGAGGATCTTGCAAGATGTCAAGTATTTCATGTCCCCAAACCCTAAATTTCTCAAGGAGATTGTTGTATGTGTCCCAAACAAAACCCGCGACGCTTAAAATAACTTCCCATGCCTTTTTGTAAGGCCAAGTAAGGAAGTCGTAAACTTTCGTTGCAAAAGATGAAATTTGCGTTTCATTTTCTGTAAATTTACCTTGAATCTTGGAGAATGTTTCCTTGATAAATACCCACAGCTTTTTGTAAGGCGTAACGAAAAGATTAAAAATCTTTACTGCCCAGGAAGTTACGAATCCTATGATAGGGCTAACTACCTCCTCCCATATCGCCAACCAGGCAGTTTTCCAAAAATTATACGCTAGTCGAACCGGCATTGTGATTACATCTGCAAGCCAAGTAAACTTATCCCATACCAACGCAGCAAAATCAATGACTGCATTGCCAAAATCTCTTAATACCTGGGTAACATTGACCTGCTTAAGGATATCACCAATCATTTCCCAGCCTTTACCGGCTTTGTTGAAGAAATCTCCTAATAATTTGAATGCGCTTCCGATCCAATCAAAGATGAAACCGACAACAGGAATGTCCTTAAGAGATAGAAAGATATCACCAATCTTGTTGGATACCCAACCAAGAGCCTTGAAAAGGTACTCTAAAATTAGAGGACCTATCTTCAAAAGAACGTTAGCTATCATTTCAAATTGTGAAAAGAACAGATCCATAAAACCAACAGCCATTTTCTTTATGGCTTCATTGACGCCTTTTGAATCGCCATTCCACATTGCTATGAGTAAATCACCTAGACCAGCGAACAAATCAAATGTGCCTACTAAAAATTTCTTGATAGAATCGCTAAAGCCAGGACCAAACCACTTGTCAAACAACTCAAACATTTTTTTGACAGCTGAAGCTAATGTATCAGCTATTTTTGATTGCCAAGCTTCAGGCAACAAACCAAATGTCAACGCGTTGATGATGCCTGTAGAACCTGCAGCGATCTTTGCTGTCGCAGGATCAAATCCTTTCTTCTGTAGGTCATCACCAAACTTTTTCATGGCATTGCTAATGTCAACAGACGCAGTAGCTATTAACAAAGGTAAACCAAGAATCTTAAGAGCTGCCCCTACAGGACCTTTCATCAACCCAGCAAGTCTTGCAAACTTTGATGCTCCCTTGGCCGCAGCTTGTTCAGAGGCCTGCAGACTTGACTGGGCCAATCTTTCTGCGTTGGCAAAGGCTCGGGCGGCTGCGTCTTTTCCTGCCTGATTTGTAGCTGTCGCGGCGAGGCGCTCTGCATGCTGTAGCTCTGACAAAGCCATTTTTTCAAGAGACCTTGCTTCAGCCTTGAGACCTGCGACGGCCTCTTTTTTAGCTGCGCTACCAAAAATAATATCCTTGAGCATGCCAGCAACAGCGTTCGAAAGACCAAATGCAACGCTTGTCAAAACACCCTTTAGTACTGCGGGAGCAAAAGCGGCACCTAAAATAATAGGCATGGCTTTTTCTGCGGCTTTTTGCAATTTGGGACTTATTTTTTCCCAAAGCACATCAAACATGTCTATAAGAGCAGGAACAAGCTTGTCACGTCCTTCTTTGAAGACCTCCAAGAGAGGTTTCATCCACGCAGCAGATGCGTTAACTTTCGGCATCTTTGGATTCTTAATCCATTCAGTTATCTCCCTAATAACTTTAGAAAGCTCTTGAACAACATAAACCGCGAGTTCACTGAATATCCTTACGATGGCATCTCTAAAATTATAAAATCCCTCAAGAAGCTGCGCGCCTTCAGGAGATTTTTTGTCAAAGAAGTTAAAAAATACCTTTTGCAAACGAGTCATCAAAGCCCTGACGGATCCTTTTTTGGTAGGATCTGTCAAATCACTGAAAAAGTCACTAAATATTTGAGTGACACTTGCCATTAGTGCCTTGACTTTCAAAGGATCAAAAATCTTTGTTATCGCCTGAATCATTTTCAGTATGCCAGGAAACATATCGACGAAAGCTTTGCCTACCTTTATACCTGCAGAGAAGACCTCGAAGATGGTCATTCTAATGTTTTTCATCATGTCGATCCATGCAGGATGCATTTGAATGCCTCGAGAAATTCCATTTAAGAAGGCTCCAAGAAGACCTTTTCCTCCTGTCAATCCACTTTCACCTGACTTGAGCATTCTTTCCATGCCGTCGGCGAGTTTATTGATCGCTTCGGCCTGAGTCAGTGTTTTCTTTTCAGCTTTATCTCCTTCTTTCTTGATGTCTTTGAGGGCAATGCCGTAGTTTTTGGTAGAAAAAGCAGCAATTGAAGTCTGGTCATCCATACCAGCCGCGCCGGCGATCAGCTTTCGTTGAGCAGCATTTAATTTTTCACCTTCAACGCCCGCCTTGCGCATCTCACGGCGTAGTATTTCCATCTTTTCTTCAGGCGACTGTGCCTGCAGGATCTCCATGGCGTCAATATTGGTACCGAAAGCCTCATTGAGTTTTGAAACGTTGTCGGCTGCATCGTCAAAGGTGCCGAAAGCGTCCATCGTTCCAGCGATCTTGTCGAGTTTGATACCAAGTTTTTCAGCGTATGTGACTGCGACTGCCAACTGTTTTTCTGAAACATTACCAAAGTTCTTAAAATCTTGTGCTGCTTTGCCCATCTCTTTTGAGATGATCTTCGCATCCAAACCAAACGCTTTGCCCATCTGATCGGCTTGTTTGGTGACGTTAATGAGCATCTTGGTTATAGGCTGTCCTGTGGACTTCGCTCGGGCTGCAAAAGACTCCATGTTTTCAGCAGTTAATCCCAAACCTTTTTGCAGTGCTATGGCGGCACCGTTGGTAGACAGTATTTCTTTTTCAAAACTACGAAGGTTGGATCCGCTCTGAGCGTACAACTCAGTCAACAACTTCAATCTATCAGCTTTATTTCCAAAAACACGAACAACGCTTGTACCGGCGAGTTTCAAATTACCCATCGCCTTGGCTGTACCCATGATAGCAGAATTGGTAGGTCCTGACAAGGCACCAAATTCTTTCCTCATGTTATTTATGGCCTCTGCAAGTTCGCTGATTCCTCCACCACCTTTGTCAGCCATGTCGATTAGACCATTAAAAATCTTCAATGGGATCGAAATGATCGTGAGACTAAGCTTTACAACGGATTTGATTAAAGTCGAGAAAAAATTATAAACAACTTTGCTCATCGACACAAGGTTCTTGAAACCTTGAACTAAACCAGACAAAGCCGCAGTTGCTATTGCGGTCGCTCGAGGAAATTTCTTTTGCAGATGGTCAATTAGATTCCTAAACTCATTTTTTAAAGATTTGTCTATTTGACCTCCGGCGTCACTAATACTTTCAGTAAAATCGCTGACGGGTGTAGAATCTATGCCATTGATATTCTGACCTAAATCCCTAACGCTTTCTGTTATCTGAACTATGATTGTTTGAGATGACCCCGCCATCGCACCAAGCGCTGCTAGCTTAGAAGGATCAATGTTTCCAACGCTATCCGAAATACATTTAAGAGCATCACAAATTTTAGTTAAATTATCTACAGTTTGCTGACTAGCAAACGCCTGCATCGATGCAGACATCTTCGAAAGAACATCAGCTTGAGTAACAAACGAACGTTCGACGATCGGAGCAAACCTCGCCATTTTTTCCATGGCTTCGACCATCTGCTGAGAAGCTTTTGCTTGTTCAGAAGAATATCCTGAGCCTTTTGCGCTGGACTCTTTATTAGCCATGGAACCCTCTTACCTTCACATCACAGCGGCCAGGGAATCCCTAACACTCTTTCAAACTGCGACGCAGACATGTGCTTAATTCCCAACTTTTGAACGACTGATTCAACAGACGCGCCGGGTTTGTCAAGCTCTTCTTGGAACCTCTTGGACGATGACAAGGCCGCGGCCACAGCTTCAATTTGCTCTCTCGATCCACGTAATTTGGTATTTACAGCTTTGCCTATCAACCACGCAGCGACTGTTCCAAAAAATATCTTGCCAAGAAGATTCAACTTAAGCTCATTCAATGGTTGCTTGTCATTCACGGGATCCTCTTATAAAAATAAAAAATTTACCATACCTAAATATAGGTTGGTAAATTTAAAACCCCAATCAAGTGAAACGTCGTAACCTTGATGGCGTTTGTTCTCGAGACTTACCCTGCAAGGCCCTTACGTCAGGAGAATTTTGATGAAGAGCACGCGACTGTGTGTTGCCATCTTCGCTAGACCTATTGAGCTCTTTGACGATCCTGTCGACGAACCAGCGCTTGTATGAGACAGGAAGATTGTAAGCTTCTCTGTAGAGGAACCCACCGTAGTACATGAGTAGGAAGGCGGGTTCCAATATCAGCATCTCTTTATCTTGAGGCTGAAGGCCAAAGAAAGTTGACACCAAGCGGCATGCTCACCTCCTCTGTGTGACCACACGCAGGACACGATGTCTCTTGCTTCATAAGAACACCTGGTTCGTTATCTCTAATGTAATTACGAAGAGCCAACGAGTCACGTGCAGGCATATGCTTGATAAAATTGACAATCTTCGCACGATCTTCAACACCGTCAATTGAAACGATCGAATGCATTAAGTTTGTGGTCACGTTTGATTCACTGTTCAATCCTAGCTTTTTCTGCTTCTCATTCATCACCATGATTTCTTCTTCATCTCGACCCGTCAAGAAACGGAACTTGACAGTTTTCTTGCTGTAAGGCAACAGGAATTGAAAAAGATTTGCTCCGGGGGCGACAGGTTCAAGCTCCAACCTCTTGATCGGTAATTCACCCAGATTAAAATCATGAGGTGATTTGACACCACACTCACCACACTCGATCTCAGATTTGTATTCTGGACCGTATCCTGTAATTCGAATGGCTACCATCAACGCATTTCTATCACCACCCAGCAGTTCATTTGGATTGACTGATTTGTCAGCCAAACACGACTTGATCAACTCTGTGATGACTGTTCCCTTCTTCAACAGCGCACGGCTCGTCAAAATATCCTCTTCACGTGCCGTCATAGGCCTGATCTCAACAGCATCGAGGTTGTGAAGAGAAGAACCAGGAGGATAGACCTTGCCTGACGACGGCAGGGGTACAAGCTCCATTGGAATGTCTAGACCAAACTCAGCCTTCACCTTGTCTGCCGCTGTGACCATCGGCATTCTTGGATCTACACCAGCGGGTAAGTTTCCACCGGCCGCTGAAAACACTGCATTACGTTGTTCGCGATCATCTGTGCTCATTTATTTTTTCCTCAGTTTACAAGACGCTAATGTATAGTAACCATCTATACGAACACGTAAATACAACATTCGACAAATTATGGATCAAAAATTGGTCGGTACAAACTGATGCGCAGAATCATGACACACATCACATAAGACGACACCAGGAATATTCTTGGAAATATGGTAATCGGTTACCCACTCGGCGATTAGAGACTTTTTCTGGAAGTCATCTCCTGGCTCTCCTAGCTCAACGATCGCCTTGTGGAGGATGGCTGCGAACCTCTCCTCGTTGTGGTGAACCTCGAGGTTTGATCTGGAATCACACTTTGAACACTTGAATCCCCCTTCCTTGAGCTTGGGATAGACCCAATAGTGATGAAGACGAGACCGAACGAGTGGTTGAAGAGCTGAAGTTCCACCTTTCCATTGCGGATGAGATGATCCCTTTAAATCTGGTACTCGTTTACTCAACCTATTTTCTGTCATGATTTTAGAACGTTTTTGTCGGAATTCCTCCGAACCATATGCCCGCTCAGCAATCACAGCAAATTCCGGATCATTTTCTTTTGTTTTTCCCCTGTTCCAAGGATCTTTGTTCCACAGACCTTCGTCTCTTCTCTTTTGCAGGCTTTTCTGCAGAGCTTCTTTGTTGTGTCCCCAATTGTTGTTGATCCTCGACGCGTGGCCCAGGACATATTCTGAAAATCCTTTTTGAAGCGTTATGAATTTGGTTGGTTCTCCACACCCACAGGCACACGTTGGTTCTTTACCTTCAGGAAGAAAAATCATGGCGTAGAGCCGACGCGTCGGCAAGCCGTGCTTCTTTTGGCAGTGAATTCTAAGAGAATCTAGTTTTGGTGTTTCGTAGCTGTTACATACTGGGCAGTTAAATGTCGAAAGGTCCATGGTTGATATATACCACGAACCTCTTGACTTGTATACTTGATTATTGCTTTTATTATGAGCAGTTGTCGAATGTTTATGTCAAAACTGAAGCACACAGTTATCGAAACGGAGTGTCATACTGATTTCCATTGGACCGCCGTCTTCGTAGGTGACCTCTCCGAAGTTTGCTTCGGTGATGAACGCGCCCTTGATGTCCCAGAGTTCTACGACCGTGCCGACGGGATCGAGCATCTTGAGTTGGATGTCGCGCTTGTAGAAGTCGGCGTAGCCTGCACGGCCTGATACCGATTCGAAGTGGGTGCGGACCCATTCCATGACCTGTTGTGCGCCTGATGGAGCGATTGGGTCGTGGAGGGTGACTGCGATCGTACCGAAGGTTGTCTTACCTGCGAGGTAGCGACGTGAGTTGATGAAGGGCACTTCAACTTCTTCTGTCGTGATGGTAGGACGTGCTGAGGTCTTGATGATGTAGGCATCGATGCCTTCGATCATGAGGACCCAACGGTTCTTACGCTTCGGCTCAAACTTATTAGGGATCATCGATGTGACGTCAAGTGTCTCTGCGGCCATGGTGTTGTTCTCCTGTTATCCTTTGTAAATATTCAGTCTGTCTAAAATCCTGTGGGAATTTAACCTTTTAGGCTCCGCATCCCCGACGGTTTCCCGGTAAACCCTTATTGGTTCCGTTGTTTAGCGTCTGCATTTATATATTCTTCACAATTTAGGAGGAGGTTATCTGAACATATTTTTGAAGAATTATTCAGATAACCTCCTGATCATCCTCATGTCACCTGTTGGAGGTTGTTCGCCACCACGAAGTCGAGTGAGACGAATTCGATGCTCTTCGTGGGTTGGACATAGATCTTTCCACGAACGGTGTTGTTCTCCACGTCGGTCTGTGTCGTGGTCGAAGAGTCGATGATAACCCTGAACCTCTCGAGACCGGCGAGGGCCTGGATCCTCTGGAGACGTGGTGTGACCGCTGCGGAGAACCTTGCGAGTGTGGCCTCGCGGTTGGGTTCGAAGAGGATCGTCTGGGCGATGTCGCGGACCTGACGACGGATCTCGATGAGAAGACGACGGACGTTGACACGATCAAGTGCCGAGGCGGCGAGTTGAAGCGTCTTTTGACCCCAGACAACTAGTCCTGATGCTGGGTTTGTTCCGCTCTTTGGCGATCCTACGAATGCGATCAGTGGGTTGATTCTCTCATTGTAGAGGGTATCCAAATCTTCGTCCTTTAGCTTGACACGCGCCTCGAGGGCGAGCTGTGGAAGAGCTCCACGTGTGAAGCCTGCAGGTGCGAACCATGGATGTCCTACTGCGTCGTTGAGAGCCAATGCGCCGAGGACGAGGACAGATGGTGGAACGAAGACGTTGTTGCCATCGGGAGCAGAGTACAGTACGTCTGGGAAGTATGCAGCCGCGAAGGATGAATCGATGTTTCTGTCGCGGAAGCTCGTGACCGTGTTGGAAACCGATGTGATGTCGCCGTCGACGAGCACCTCATTGATGATCTCGGTTCCTTCTTCCTTGTACTGCTCGATGTCCATCAGGTAGAGGGCATCGAAACGTTCCTGTGTGGCCACAGTGGCATAATCGGTTATGATTGGATGCCTGAGACCTGGGATTGCAAGAAGCTGAATGTCTAGGTTTGTGGTGTTCTTCATGATGTCGATGGCCTTGTGATAGACCTTGACATTTGGCCCATCATTAAGACCACGCTCGTTGCCGTAATACATGTCTTCCGACACGGCTCTGTTGGTCATGTTGAACTCATCCTCATCAAACAAGTTGACGCCATTGAAACCTCCCTGGAGGAAGAACGTGAACTTGGCGTATACCCTGTTTGCTGTCTCGCGAAGGTCCTTCACTGATAGGGCACGTGTTCCTGTATTGGCATCAGCGATATTACCCTGTCTGACGTACACAGCGTTGGCCCATTTGAGAGGATCTGCTGCTGCTTCTGCTCCCGAACCCGTCACAACTTGAACATGTTCAAGGCTGAAAAGATTATTGCAGAATCTGTCAGCGTCGAGGACGCCGTTGGCGGCGGTGTCTGGGACACCTGTGTTGTCGCCGACAACGAATGGCATATCGACAGTTGCGAAGTCTGGGAAATACTTAGCAAAGCTCTTGAGAGAAGCATTTGGAAGCACAGATGCATTTGGCTTAGTGATAAGTTCAACGTGTTCGAACTGAGCTCCCCAGTAGAACTTTGAATTGACTGCTTCTGTCTGGCTGTTGACGACACCATCAGTAACCTTCCTACGCATTGGCAGAGGTGGTGTCTTTAGTTGACGGAGTGCGCTTGTATCAGCAAGTGCTGGACTGGACACTACTGGGAAGATTGAACCTGATGTTACAAGGTGATCGATTCCTCTAAAGCCCATTGGAAGAGCCGTGGGGTCAACGAATCCATTCTCTATGTCAGGATGAACTTCAACTCTAACATAGTTTGACTTGTTAGGATAGCTTCCTTCGATAACAAGCTTTTGCTCTTCAACGTCACGATCAAAATCAAAGTATGCATTCACGTCACCAATAACTTTGGCGATATAACGACTTGACGTTGGGTTCAGATCAACAGTAAAAGATTCACCTGTCGCAATCAATGACTGAAGATTATCTCTATCACTCCACTTTCTAACCTTGATTGTGAAGCTTCCATATTTGTTTGCAGGGTCAGCTGAAGGTGTGATATTCTCAACAGAGATCTTGTACAGCGATGAGATATCTTGACCCGCATCGAGCGCGTGGAGCCTAAAGAGATTTACAGGCTTGCCACCAAACTTCTGTGAGATTACCCAAGGTGATTTAGCGTAGCGGAACCTGTCTTCAAAGTTCTCGTAATTTGGAATTGTCGCAGTGCCATCGTTACGGGCGACAGAAGATGTGATCAAGAATGCGGACTGCTCAAGTCCAGTTTTGCCGTAAGGAACTCCGGCTGCGTCGGCACCATATGTTGTGTTCAATATACCTGAACCTGTTAGAATTGCCTGTGATGGATGAACATCCCAATTTGCATAAAGGAAGTGGCCTTTTTGTTGGATCATGAATGGATCCTTGTTAAAGACACTTGCGAAGTAATTGTTTGATGTCACATCGAACGACGCTGTCAAAACGTTTGGATTATTCGCATCCAAACCTTTGTGACCATTTAGCAACATAACAAATTCTTGTTTAGATGTTGTTCCATCTTTCAGAGCAACAGTTCCCAAGAATGACCCCTTAAGCGTGGCGGCGTTAGGAGTGCCTACGTCAGTTGAAGCTGGTTTATCGCTGTTAACACCTGCCAATGATGATGATAACGTCAACAGCACACCACTTGGTGCCATAAGAACGCCACGGACGATTGGTAAAGCCTTTTTGCTTGACTGAATGCTGGCGTCGCTGAAGAAAGTAGACCCAGCCGACTCTGACATATAACAGCCCAGGAAATATGTTCTGCCAAGTTCGCCATTGTAAACTGTTGGTGCAACCGCATCAATGCCGCCTGAAAAATCAACGACTGCCAATGAATTGTCAATTGTAGGTAGATCAATCTCAGCAGAGACGTGGGCCATGGCAGTGTTTCCTGCCGTTCCTGCCGTTCCTTGAGTTACCGTGATAACATTCGACATAACAGAAGCGGAGGCGTCCCACACTTGTCCGCCGCCCAGCAATGTTAATTGTGCGGGAAGATATATGTTAATCGCGTCGGCAATTTGCTGCGCGAACGCCGCCGCAGTCGCACCGCCATTTGTCCCAACGAAAATTCTGTATACACCATTTGAACCACCGGCTCCTGATGTAAGCTCAGCAAAACCGTGAGGAGTTTGACCCATACCACCTGTTGGATCGATTAGGATTCTTAACGCGTTGTTGAAAGAATCAATAAGTTCAAATCCACGACTTTCATCGCCGCCTGGTGCAACACCAGCATTTTCATTTATGTCGTCTGTTGTAATCGTTGCTGTCGCCGCAGCAGCAAGAATACCACCGAATGAATATGATTGGTTAGCATATGGATTGTAGTCAAGCTTACCGACTGAATCGTTGGGCAATTCCTCGCCGACGACGAACCCGGCATTTGTAACTGAGCCAGGAACATCGCCGTCTGGGCTTTGACGCTCGAGGCCGTCACCTATTCCTAGAACCCTAAGGTATGTGACTGCTCTTGCGTTTCGAAGCCACTCAAGCACGGCCATAGGACCAAAATGCTTGCTGTCGACTGTTCCAAACTTAGCCTCAAAGTCAGACAAACGACCCAATGTAATTGGAACGAATGCTGGTCCTTGTTTAGACGTACCTACCACACCAGCAGGAATACCTGTTGGTACGAAAGGCGACGGTCCTGAGATGTCTATCTCGTTAGCTGTTACTCCTGCTGCTCCTAATTTTAGCTGTGCCATCTATGACTCCCGATCTACATGCTAACTATTCTGTTACTTTCAAATTTCTCA